TTGTGAACTAGTGTCGATATTCTTCTGTTCATCAACTTTGGATGAACTATCCTTGCGCATAGTTGCACATGACGACAGAACGATCATCAGCAGAATGCTACAACTTTTCAACGCTTCCATCACTGTATACTTTCAGGGTGAACAATAGCTTTTTCATTGGTGTATCAATGACAGGTGGAAGGACTGCGACTTTCCCATATTGAGCGAAGAAATCGTACATTGTTTTCCCGCTTAATTTAGAAGCGCCCTTATACAGGGCCTCCCAAGGACCATGTCCTACCGCCTCCGTAGTTATCCAGGAACTTCCGCCGGCTGATGTGATTTTTGCAGAGTAGTTTTTTGCATTGTCACCAAATGGCCCGGTATCTTTCGTCCCGTACCAGAACCACACTGGTATATTGTTTTTGGCCAATACCGGAAGGTTGGTTACCTCTCCCGGTTGTAATGCAGAAGGGCTTGCACTGACTACTGCAGATATATATTCAGGATGCGCTATTGCCATCGCCACTGCACCTCCACCACCATATGACAACCCTGTAGTATAAATACGTGTAGTGTCAATGTTGTAAGCCTTGAGGAATGTATTTTTCAACACATAATCTATGACCGCAGGTGTTGGTGTACTCCACTGGTCCTGCACCGAAATTACGATATAAGGTATCTTAAAGCCTTGTACAATGTTTTTAGGAAGACCATTGCCCAATACCTTTGAATATACCCTATCTTTTGAGCTTTCCCCAGCACCATGAAAATATAGTATTGTTGGCCAAGTATCCTTCGTTTCATATCGTTCAGGCAAGAATACTACTGCACTTTCAATATGTCCATCCTGATCAATCCTTATACCGGTACCGGCGTTTGCATCATAGCTAATTTGCTTCATCTGTCCCGAAACAAATACTGGTAGGAACAGGGATAAAAAAAAGAACTTCTTCATTTGATTGATTTGATTGCGTTTTGTTCTATTTCAATATTGTTTACTTTTTGTTCTACGATACTGATACGAACTTTCAACTCAGTTAATTCTACCTGGCATTTGGCTCGAAAAGAGGTATTGTCATCTTCTGACTTATCCTGCTTTGCTTCCATGCGTTGCTGCCCGTTTACCAGCGTGCGAATATCTCCCTTCATTATTAGAATGAATGATGTTGCAGTCACAACATTCACAATAATCATGAGCATATCCCGTGCAGTGAATCGAATATTATCCCAGTTCATTGCTCATCATCTTTTACTTGCACACCGAACATCTTACTAACTCCATATACAATGGGATCTATAAGTAGCTTCAGTAGAAGTGTGATCTCATATTTTGTTTCCTGTGGGAAAATATTTGTGGCTGCAACCCATCCGGTGACAGCTGTCGTAAGAATGAACGTGATGCGGAACATCCATTTTGCCCACATAGGGGTCTGTGTTGTAATCTGGCCGGGGCCGAACTTTGTTTCAGGCATGGTGTAAGATTTAATTAAGGTGCTGCTGAAATATATGTAAGTGATCCAAGAATAGCTGTAACATTTGTATTTGGCGATACTACAGTTAACGCAATCCTTGCTCCATTTGCAGAAAGATTTTGTCCTGTTATTTCATCATTTGACAATAAAGTTAGGTTAGATCCCACGCCAGAATTATCGAATGAAATATCTGCCACATATCTTATTACAGTATTGCTTACCCTTATTATTGTTCCATGTATTTTCCATTTTCCGCCCAACGTAACTCCATTTGATAGTGACGCCATATTAGTGCCATTAACAGCAACTCCGACCCCCCTGGCTGTTGCCCCGGCAGGAGCGAAAAAACCAGCATAAGTAAACGACACCTTATCGCCATTAACAGCAAGAAATGAAGAAGGAACAGTATAAGCATATAGTGAATCCGCGGCAGTTGCATTAGCATAGAAATCTTTCACTGGGCCGGATGTTTGAACAGTAGCAGATGGAGTAAAATACTCCAATGCAGTTGCTCCTGCATTAACACGCAATTGCTGCAATGCAGATCCCAATGACGCCAATCCTGTTCCACCTCTTGTTACGGGCAATGTTCCGGTTGTTATCTTTGCAACATCTAATGCAGGAATATCCCCAGATACCAGTAACCTAACGGACATGGGGCCTGTAGTGCCGTTGGGCGATGCAACTACACGATTTGCGGACTGGTTGGAGTAATTCAATGTGCCATAATTATCCCTCGTCGGAACAGCACTAATAATACCACCTAAGTCAGTGATTCTAATGTTTTTCTGTTGAGCCTGAGTTGAAATAGAAATAGTGAAGCAGGCTAATAGTAAAATGTTTTTCATTATTTGAACCATTTGAATAATGCGTAATAACTATCTGAGAATTGTGAATATCCAGATACATCTGGATGCACGAGATTAATCTGTCGGACATACGTTTCAGTCGAACGCGCGTTAACACGTTGCACACTGAATTGCATATTATTCTTGGTATCTATGTTGGTATTACCCCCAAGCACATACACCCCATTACCTTGATAAGTAGAGTTATCGTACTTTGCCAGCACCGCCTTCATATACCGCTTAATATTATCGTCGAACCTCCATGCAGTTTGTCCTGCTGTATAATTAGAGCCGGCCGCATCTTGATCTGCTGGCGGATTAGGGAGAACCAGGGCTATTTTCGTTCCGGGTGCTCCTGCCTGTATAGCATTGATCATCGTATCAATACTTACCAGAACAGCTGCTATTTTTGTGTTCAATGTTGCGGTATCGGTATAACTGAACACGTCATTAGTTCCTAATTGCCATGTCCACCAATCGCCCGTAGTCATTGTTATACTATATGTAGTTAGATAACCTGCAACATCCATTCTGCTTAATGTTCCATTCCAGAGCGGATTACCCGGTACCGTAGTGACAGAACTATAAGTTATTGTTGCATCACCGACTCCAGTACTTTTTGTAAGAGTTCCTGATGACAATGGGGCATTAACACCTACTGTTCTTTCATAAGATATATATCCAGAACCTCCCGAAAGGTTTATTTCCCTTGCTGCAAATGTGCTGGAGTTATTTGTATAGGCGGCGTTCAGTGCAGGAGGAATAGTAATACCAGATACTATGAACTTGTAGAATGTTCTTCCTACAGTGGTAAAGTCTGACCATTGCCATCCTCCACGAGCCTCCATGAAATTACCTCCTGGTGTTGGCTGCGTTCCTTTATAGTTAATAACCATCACATCAGAACTATAATTTGCCTTCGCAGTGTCTGTAATAGTACCAGCATTCACTTGCGAATCACCGCCCATGATTACGTTGCGCGTGGAGGTACCGGCACGTCTGGTCGTAGAATGCAGATTGACAGTCTTTGTCGCTATGACACCTCCTTTGTATAATACGTTAATTGCCAGCGTAGTGGTCCCACTATCTGCCTGTGTCGGAGTATAAGAGAAACGATTATTATACTGAATTCCTTTCGTACATACATAGTCATATTGAAAATCAGATTTTCCATAATCCGACAGCACAATATTGTCATTATAAACATTGAACTCTGCTCCTTCAACCGCATATACATCATTGGGAATAATAAGATTAACAACAGGCGGAGTAGATCCGGTAGAAGGAAGTATACCTTTTTTAACCAGACTATCCGCAGGATCAACATATAATACGTTCAATGCTATTCCTGATGACGTGGTTGCAAGAAAGGAGTTTTTTTCCTGTCCGGTGCCTAATATGGCCCATCTAAAAGCCTTTAGATATGAATCTGTATATATCAATGGTTGTGTAACGCTATTTGCACTATCGGCCCTTACCTGAAATCTACCCAAATATGCACTGTCGTTAATCGCACTTACTCCAACTGCTACATTTTGATTGTTTTCAAGTAACAGCGCTGTTCTTGGATTCAGCGTAGCACTATCAGTAGGACCAACTGGAACAGAACCGTTTTTTGTGGTCATGAAATAAATTTTGGCTCCATATCTGGTAGTGTCAATATGCTGTGTAGTCTGCACTCGCATTTCAGCCATTACCTTCAGCCCTGAGTTTAACGCCGATCCTGTATAAGCACCAAAAAATAGCCTACCCAAATAGTCCCCATAAAGGGCTTTCCCTAAACCAGATGCCTGAAATCTATACCACCCAATTGTAGCCACCGGAGATATATCATTAGTTCCAGATGAATTGAAAGCCGACCAAGGGGATATTGTCCTATTAGATATTGCTATACTATTCCTGCTGCTGTATATTCCGCCGTTCCAGGCAGTAGTACCTGTGAATGCATTATTCCCGTATACATACATCCTGTATACACTGGGGATAGCGGGCTGCGCTCCGCCTAAAACTAATGAATGCATTTTTGTGGTGTCATCAAAATTAGACTTACCGGCAACATCAAATGGTACAGTTGCTTTCTTGCCAATGCCTACGCTATCAGATATGGTTTTCGGTCGTAGGCTACCATATACTTTTGTCCAGAAAGTACTATCTTTTCTCGCGTTCAACGTATCTACCAATCCGGGCACATCAGACATTGCCAGAACTCTTTGTTTGACTATTCCATTTTCGTCAGTGTATAATGTACTGTCAATACCTACATTATTTTTAAGTCCATCAATGTCCAGTACCGTTCCGGCCTGTAATGTCATTAATGGAGTAGATATTGTTAGTGAATTGTTTGCTGTTAACTGTGAATTACCTGAAGAACTTATATTTAACGAACTTGAACCGCCTGTACTGCTTATATCACTATTAATTTGAACACCAGATGAATTGGCAGGGATAGCAATTGAAGCTGTAGCATCACCGTTCGTGCTTGTAATAGACCCTCCTTTAACACTACTTGCTACAATTCCAGTTGTACTACCTATGCTTAATGAGGTATTGCCTCCATTCACACGGTTGATGGATTGTAGTATTATTCCGCTTCCTAATATTCTGGCTTCAGAAGTGTAGTCATCAGAGCTGTAGTCGGTATTATAAGTGCCTCGAAGACGTAATGATTGATTTTCATTTCCCAATACAGTTACATCCTCCCCATCATCACCAAATGTACCTCCTAATTGAATATCGTTCCCGGTTTTATTTAGTCCATGTGAAGCTGTGATATTAAAGACTGAATCACTTTCATGCTTTGTGTAGTAATCCATCTTAATAGCCAACTCGCCTCCAGTAGTAATCCGGAAGAAGAGTGTATCGTTGGAGCGACGGGCTGAATCAAGAGCCAACTGAATACCTGTATCTGCCACTACTATTTGGACCCATTTCACACTATCGCAATTATAGGTATAGATAACATTATCAATCTTGGCAATCTGTGCACACGGATTTGTAGTCCCATCCAGTGTTGTATCTGATGGTATTTGCAAAACAGTAATAAAATTCCCCCTTTTAAAGTTGGTTCCATAAGCCGGATTATTAACATAAACCTGGCCATGCGCGAATGCTGATATTAAAATCAGCGATATAATTATTATCCTTCTCATCATACAAAAATTAATGGTAATTCACCTGCGTTAATTGGTCGCGTTTCATTGCCGCCATATGTTCCTGTGTTTTGTTCCTGGTATTCAAATCCGTTAACTGGATTGGTTGCTATACCGGGTGTTTTAGTCCCTTTTCTTTTCACAAACTTTGCGGTGCCGTCTGAATTAGACGCTGGATGCGCATGAGACTCAACCTTCATGCCTTCAGGACTTCCTGGCTTGTTTTCTAATGAACTTGATACTCGATCAGCATCGATACCAGCACCAAGATCTAACCAGCGAGGGAAATATCCTCGTAAATCCGGCACCTGTATTGTAGTAGTCCCATTACCGAAGCCCCAATACGTTTTAGCAGAAGGCCAACTTCCTGCACTAAGCACTACACCTGGATATGCTGTATTAAGCCTATTCAGATAATCCAATACCCGTGGATATTCTGAACGTAGAACTGTTTGCCCCTGTGCTATAATCTGGTTTGCACCCACAAGTCTTCCAGGTACAATCTGTCCTATGCGATCATAGCCAAGAGTATCGAACACAACATACCATGTAATATCTAATCGAATGAAGCTGATGCGCTCATTCTTTCCAATCCATACAGATGATACATTCGTTCCATTATAGGCGATTGTCTGTCCTACAGGAGCCGATATAGTTGACTGCCCGTTACCGGTACTATTCTGAGTGAATGCACATATCACATTCTCAGGGTAATCAACCCCAAGAGTAACCAGATATCCGCCAGCCAATACAAGAAGCTTACGATAAGTAGATGCTGTTAATGTGATGTTTGAGTTTATTAATTGAACGCCATTCGTGAATCGTGCTATAGAGTTCGGAGCACTGATTATAGAACTTATTTGTGGCTGAAATTGAACAATAACCACCTCGTCATCACTGAATATATCATCAGTTTGCAATAGTCTTATTTCGTCTCCTGAAAGATTATCCCACTCAACCCCTTTCATCATCAACTCAGTGCCACGCCTATTCACGGAATAGACCTTTCCGTCAAGATATGGATCAGTTATTACTCCTTTCCCATCTTCAACAGTTACAGTTGCACCGACAGGTAGACTTATTCCAATCCTATATACCCGATCTGGGATTACAATCCCACCACCTACATAATTACTTATTATTCCACCTATAAGTTCTTGATTTGCTCTATATGAAATCCCAGTTAGAGGATCACATAATGGAACATACCATGTCTCATCAGGCACAAGTGGCGTAGCATCGGGAAGTTCCCGAGTACTATAGAGATCTACTTCTGTTACATCTGGCCTCATGGTTCTACTTCTATTGGTGTTATTAATTCATCTCCATCTTCTGTTGGGCTAATACCGCCATCTCCTTCACCGGTCCATAATCCTGTTAATCCACCTGGTTCTGCAGGTACCCATTCTGGGTTGTCCGGAGCATCCCAAGCTATACTCATTGTGAAATTGCAACTGTTGTCCGGGCTACTTAATACATAATACTCATTGCCAGCATATCCATTGAATTGAGTTATTACATCATCCGGATTATTAGCCAACCCTATAAGACTGCCATCATACCACAACACTGATACTGGATATGGGTCAGGGCAACCTGCCAGCCGGATGCCGAAAAGATCAGATAGATATACAGTTCTGATTAATGGATTCTTAACGATCTGTAGTGGACCTGTCCCTCGTGCCGACATTTCATACCGCAGGATATCCGTATGTGGGCTGCTTTGTGATAGCGATGTAATGAACATGCTCCCACGATATTGCAATCCTCCATCAGCATCAATACCGGCCCTCCATTCCAGTACATTACCTACGCCCTGGTACTCCCTCAAATCGACAATATTCATATCATCCTGATACACAGAAATCCCAGGAGCACTGATCGTATAGGAATTAATACCTGGTATGAAGGATGCCCACTTGCCGTTTGTCGGTCCAGTTGTATCCAATTCTTCAGTAGTTGTTTCTATCACACAATCAACCGAGTGGCAGATGGCCACCGGCACACCATCACGAAGTATATAGAAATTGAAATCTGATCCTCTTATAAACATTACTCGTCCTGTGTTAGCGGTGTGACTGTATAAGTTCCAATCCCAGCGCCAATAGGCATTATCTCAGTAGCATATATTGAATGGACACAAGACATTACACTGTACTTATCTCTAAGTAACATCATGGTCTTGTTGTCTAAATCCGTCAAGGTAATAGCATGGTGGAATGAAAGTTCATTGCTGAATACATCACCATCAAAACTATATCCCGGTTTATTCTGCTGATCCAACTCTCCTCTCAATACGGTTTCGTCAATGGTTTTCCCATCCCAATCATTGAACGGAATAGCTTTCTTTACTCCTGCATCATCATAGAAGATTGTATTGGACAACCCTGTATCCTGTATATCTAAGAAGAATTTCTCCTTATCACTTGGGATCAAAGAATATTTCTTTGAGTTAACAATGTCCTCTTGTATTTTCACGTATGGATCATTGTAAACACGCAAAAAGGCCGGGTATAATTCTGTATAGAATGAACTACCGGAAGGAGGCGCTGGACTGATGCCGCTATCAACAACTACAACAAGAACCTCATAAGAAGCAATACCCGAAATAACAGGGATAGGCTCACTTAGTATTTCAATAGTTCCTGTATTGGCGTTGTTTTTCGGATTGGATGATATGTGATAATATTCGTCCTCCCCTACATTTCCGCCTGTGACATTATTCCACTTACCATCAGTACCTAACCATTTTAATGGATCAATCGTTCCTGATTCTACCAATACGACTACTGCCTTAGTAAACACTCCATATGTAACAGCATCTACTGCAGGCAATGTTAAGTAGCTTTTGTTTTTCAACTCTAGTCTTACCAATTGATTCACTGCCACAGATATTCTTGACCAAATACTTCTGAATGTACTACCCGTAGCGTCTCCAATCCGTATTCTGAATTGATCTTCCAGATTACCTACCCCCTGACGCGTGTAGAATCCGGTAATATCTCCTTCCCAATCTAGGAATGGTGATTGAGTACTTGACCTCCAATCAAAGTTCCTTATTTGGTTAATCCCTTGTAATGGATAATTAACGCGTTGCTTTTTAATAGCGGCATTAACCGTTAACATTTGTGTCTTGTTAAGATATACAACGGTGTCAGCAGGAGAATTGCCTAATGGCTGAGAGATATCATAATTAATAGTAATCATCCCACCTGTATCTTCTGGAGTGATTACTATTAATGATTGATTACTACTCCCGATATCTTGTACTCTCTGAATCCAATATGAGCCGTTAGAGTAAAATACCCTTGAATCAACCGATTCGAAAAACTGTTCTAATGCATCATACGCAAACTTAGCTCCGTCCTTGAAATCATAGAATGCATCAGTGTGCACCCATAATGATTCTGTTATCAAATCTGACCCAATAGAATCCGGTTTGATGCTAAATAATATTTTAGCAATACTGTCTTCATATCCTATAGAATTAAATAACGACCTCTTAATAAAATCTCCTACTGTTACAAAGTCGTATAGGAATAAATTCGTATCGTTAAGATCAATTGTTGTGCCCTTTGAAAACGTAAAATCAACAGCATTGATTGTAAAGCTATATGGCATAGGCAACCATGGATATTGATTACTATCTGGCTTAATAAAACCGCGCCAAAACAAAACAGGAGTTGTATTATCTGACAGTTTGCTTATATCTATCAACCATTCATCCTCTTCAATATTAATAAACGTTTCAGGAGAGGGGTCTGTATCATTACTCTTGTAATAGGTTATGCTTGCTTTACTTCCAATTATAGTTGCGAATTGGTCTTCATCAGAATTATTCCAGTTAATCACTACCGGCTCTCCACCGCCATATTGCAACACGAGTGGAGTGTCAGTATCGCCAGCATTTTTAAGTCGAAAATCAACCCTCCATAAGAGGTCTTTCTTATCCCTGAACTGCATTCTATATATTGTCCCGTATGTAGCCATTATCTCCTACCCTCCCTTTCTGCTCTACGAAGTCCAATAATTAATTCAGTCAATCCAACCCGTGTTTCTGCGATGAATCCAGTTCCTCCACCTCCTATCTTATCCCACAACTCTGACGGGATAATCGCCTCTTTCTTGCCAGGGTTATCTCCTACCATTGCGAGAGTTGGCTCTGTCACGAGTCCACCGGTTGCAAAAGAGGGAACTTTAGATGCATAATTCTTTAATGCTTGCCCCGCTGCAATTGCGGCAATGCCAGCCGCAACAGCAACCCCCGGGTTTAATGATTGTATTGAAACCTTAATTGCATCCAATATTCCACTATATATAATCAGTTGTTTACCCAGATTTGTAAGATATCCACCGAAAATATTAGCAAATCCTGCCATTGCAGATTGTATCCCCTTCCCGGAAGCAGCATTGACTATACCCTCAGTAAGGGCAACTCCTGCATCTAAAGCGGCCTGTTGTAAAGAGCTATTTAAATAATTAACTAGGTCAGTTAATCTTAGTTTTAATATTGCTGATCTTGTAATCCCTTCTTCTATTTTCGCATTGAAAATGCCTTGTGCCTTCGATACATTAATCAATCCAGAGGACAATGATTTAAGTTTGCTATCAACCTCTACAAAGTTATCTACATCAAATAGTGGTTTATTCCCTATTGCAGCCGAAAGAATGTCATATTTACTCTGAAGATTTGCAACAGATTCGGATGCTGGATCAAATCCAGTATCCGTTAGTCTTTGAATTTCACTTCTTAAGTGTATAAGCTGAGCTTCAGCAGTGACAATTGATTTACCATCAAATTGGAATAACTGAATACCTTTAAGTTCTGACTTACCTATTATTTTATCTGATAATGAATTAATCTGTGTAGCAATCTTTTGTATCTCTGGAGATGTTGGTTTCAATCCCAGTTTCACAAGATCTTCAAATGCTTTTTGCAGGGCGGTGATTTTATTGTTCGCAATTGAATCAAATGTTGCCCCGGTAAGTGATGCCTGAGCATCTATTGCAGATAACTCAAGTCCTAATTCTTTAAGGATGTCAGCTACAGTTTTACCAGATTTTGCTGTTTCATCTAAATGCTCTCCGATACCAAGCGTTCCTGCAACTGCATCGGTTTTAAGTAGTTCATTAATTGTATTTTGTAACCTTTTAATATTACTATCAGCATCATTGACAACTTTGCTTTGAGCTTTCCAGCCCGATCCAGCTTGCAAAGCATTTGCCAGCACTTGACCCGACGTGCCGCTTATATCAAAAAACTGAACTAAGGCACCTTGCGCGGTAGCGAGTAAGGAAGCCTGTTCTTTTAATGGCTTATTTTGTGCTGTAAATATTTTTGCTTGTTCTTTCGATATAAGATCTTGCGCTCCTTTAACCCGGGCCTGTCTTATCAGTGCCGCTGTCATCAAGTCAATAGATTCAGCGGTTTGTTTACTGTTTATATTCTCTAACGAGATATTTTTAAGATAATCTGGATATTCTTTTTGTATTAATTTAACAGCTCTTAACCGCTGTTCGCGTGAAATATTTTCATCCCTTGCTACTGCAAGCCACCCTTCCAATTTGGACATTTCACCAGCCACGGCACCTACTGTGGAAGATATAGCTTTGTTATATTCGTCTTGTAATTGTTTGGCGGCACTTAATTTACCCATCAGGGCATCATAAGCATTTCCTAATGACCCATATTTCTGTATGGCCGCAGTTATTAACGCTGATACTACAGTGAATGCCAATGCGATACCTCCTGCCCCCATTAAAGATTTACCCAACGCTTTTAATGCACCTCCAGTGCTTCCTGTCTCAGCCTGAAGCCTCCTGAAAGATTCAAATAATGGATCTAAATTATTTTGAATCGCTATAAATCCAAATGGCGAATCGGATGCAATTCGTCCTAAGTTTTGTAAACTATTGGCTGCAGTGTTAGATGGTCTATTTATATTATTTAATGCTGGAGCCAACCTATTCGCATTTAAGGTTGCTCCATTCAATGAAACCTGACCAGCGGTTACGGATCTGGATAAGTTTGTTATGCCAGCAGCTGCTGCCCCTGATACAGGGGATAGTCTATTAATTGAAGATCTAGTATTAGTTGCTGATGCTGTAACATTATTTAACCCTGCAGATGCCTGTGTGGTGGCTGTGCCCAATCCGGTAAATGAAGCCTGTCCGGACTGAATAGCATTTGCAAGGTTAGTTATTCCTGCTGCACTTGCTCCTGAAGAGGGCGATAAGTTGTTAATTGAATTAGCCGCATTTGTAGCTGATGCGGCTATAGTATTTATTCCGGTAGACGCTTGGGTGCTTGCTACACCTAATCCAGTGAAAGATGCTTGCCCTGAAGTAATTGCGGCTGATAAATTTGTTATCCCCGCAGCAGCGGCAGCGGTAACAGGAGAAAGGTTATTAACAATTGAAACAGTATTGTTTACAGCTGGTTGTAAGGAATTAAAGGCTGCGACTAAATTAGCAGCTATTGACTCTATAGTATTTGAAGTTTGATTTAGACTATTCACAGCCCTATCTAAGCCAGTTGTTAAGCCGCTTAAATTTGCCCCTATAGCAAGATTTAATCCTTCATTACTAGCCATCTATCCCTTTTTATACCTATTCAAAAGCGCCTTAATTTCCGTAGAAGAAAGACGCTTTGCCTTTGGTTGTTCTTTAATTTGATCCGTAATAAGCCTGAATAATTTATCTTCCTTGATAGATCTGCTTTTCTTTGGATCAGCATTGGATATCACTGTGAAATAAGCTAACCGGCGTACTCCCTCCATATATCTTGAATGCCTTAACCAATAACCTTGAGCAGCTCTGGAATAGTCTTTCCAGGTCATGCAATAGAAATCATGAGGCATCAACCCCATTTCTCCTATTGCGAAGTCTTTGACTTCCTCCCAGGTTGCTTTTTTTTTGGCTCCTCTGCAGGAACTTCTTCTTGCTTATTCTCTGGTAAAAGGCTTCTCAATTGCGTAGTATCAAGCCAGCAGTTGAAAACAGAGGCCAAATCATTATCATCAGCATCCCCCACCCACTCCGCTACATCTGCACGAATGAAGTCTCTTTCCAATTCTCTTGCCTCATAATGGCCTACCATGCCGCAATACACTAGTGTTTTCATTGCAGAGAGAGGACTATCTGATAACTTATCTATGAAAGTCTTTGTTGCGTCCAAAGGATCGCCCTTGAACACCTTACCCAATTCTTCCTTAGCGTAATTATTGAACCGTAACGAGCGGAGTTTACCGCCCAATGTTATCTCAATCCGACCATTCATATATCGTAGCTTATTATGTTGTAGCAGGTTCTATATCCTGAGTGTATTCACCCTTAACAGTGATAGTGAAATCAAAAGTTGCAACGTCTTCATTCGGGTAAGATGTTGACAGATTGGAGAAGAAGCCAACCCCTTCATAGATTACATCACCAGGAACAGCAATGCCGCTCAATGGGCCAATCTTCCAGTCATATTCTGTTTTTGCACGGAACAACTGATCAACCAGTGCCTCAGATGCCTGGCTATCAAACTCAGGATCATCATCATCTGATAATAATACCTGTGCAGTACCTGTGATTTCGTAAGTAGGATTGTTAGAAGGAACCTGATTAGGGCCGCATTTGCTGTTTGCATCAATGGTATCCCTGGAGCGGTCAAATGTGAGGTCTGTTTGGCATACTAAAACAAGGAAGTTTAAACCCGTTTTAATGAATACCCCGATACTTCCGGCAGCCGGTAATCTTGTGGCCATAATTAGATGTTTACTTGTTCTTGTACTCTGTGTGTAAACCTTATCAGCCGCCGGAGAACCTTATATACATCGTTTTGCGCCTCCATTGTCGTATCAGAAATTAATCTCGTTGATATCACCTGTAAATCAGTCCCGGCATCAATAAATCCGGACGAATCTACAGGGTTAATAAGTTGAAATATTTGGTTTGCTATATCATCTATCGTTTCTCTTTCTACCTCACCAGTATAACCGGTCACCACATCTACAAGCATTGTTGCCTCTTGTCCCTGACATCTCTTCACGCTTGTATCTGATGCTGTCTGAGTGGATAATATTATATAGGGATAGACCGCATTATTAGGTACCATACCATCATATACCTTGACTGGCTGACCATTACTGAACACAGCCCCATTAAGTTTCTGGAAGTACCCTTTCCTTATGTAATAGTTAGCACTGATCATATTGTTGTCACACTGGTTATGTTTGATGGTCCGGGTCTGATTACCGTAATATTCCCACCAAGGTTCAGTATTTGCCTTATCCTTTTAATAAGCTCTTTCTTCTCTGCCTCATATGCCGGAAACAGGAATGGATGTGCTGGTAAGTTTACACCAGGTCCAACATAAAACTGCATCGCATACTCTTCAAGCCCTGTTGGCACATCTACCAATCCTCCGGTCCCAAACTCCACATAAGGTGAATAATACTTTCTCGCAACTACATTATAACTATGATCCCCCAACCTGTTCCATCCTATTGAATTTATCAGTTCCCCTGATTCACGTGGAGCCGCCGCTTTTGCATCTTCCGAGATAGTAATAACAGATGCCTGCATCTCATTATCTATCTTATCCTGAATCTCCTTTTTATAAGTATTGATTTCTTTCACCAGTTTATCTATCCCGGTGAAGCTGAATCCTATGTAAGGCCGTGCCATTAACCCTGCTCAATTAGAATCAACGAATAGAACCTTTTTCTACCTTCTGTCATCTCTGTTATACTATTCACTATGAGAACTTTACCCTCGTAAATGAACCGTATATCCTTGCTCACCTCATGACTGGCAGTGTGTCTTATTTGCACTTCGTATGAAGCGTTTTGTACGTTTTGTAGCAATTGTATTTCTCTCCACGATTTAACCGGCCCCACGTAAGCCCAAGTCGTATAAACAGTTGTCCACGTTTCTGTAAATCCGCCAGAATCGTTCTGTACCCGGCTTAACTTTTGCGCTTCTAAACGCCGATTAAACTGCCCTTGTGGCTGTAACTTACTCATATGAATACCCCATATCCGTTACGACGATAAGGCTTCAAACATGCAGCGGACATTGGGCATATCTTATCAATTGTTTCTACATCTCCGAGATTTTCAAACATCCATAGAACTTGCTCTTTAATTGCCGTTTTATAAACCTCTGGTATATTGGCAAGAGGATACCCACTCTTATAAGACAACTTCAGATAACAGCTGCATGGCGATTCAACATACTTGTCACTCTCACCAATTGTTGTTAATGTTACCGTTACACCTTCAGTGTCTACGCCGGTAATTGCGCCTATTGGAGCGCCAGGCAAATCAATTCCGCCACAACTGTTATCTACAACCACCACGAGATCTTTTTCCACTATTCCGATATCATACTTATCTTCCAGTAATTGTCTGGCTGCTGTAATAAGAGAAGTAATAAGAGAATCTTTCTCAGTATAGTCAACGTTCATATACAGCTTTGCATCAGCCAAAGAAACAGGCTCCACTGCTGGACCGGTGACAATTTTCTTATCTAACAGCTTATTACTGCACATTATGATCTCTTTTTTCTACCTCTTTGATTCGGTGTAGGTGTCTCGCTTTTGGGCACATGTTCAGATTCCACCTTCTCACTTATATTCTCCTTGTGCTCATCCTTCTCGGGATCTTCGTCATTAACATCAGAAGATTCGGAGGGGTCATCATTTGGGGCCAAAGCCTCCCCATTTTCTTCTATAAAGACGAATCCACCTTGTGCAAGTTGGAGAGCACGATCATTATCATACTCAGCAAACTCTCCGATGAACATTATTTTACGCGTATTTATATCCCGAAATCTCTTTTTTATTCTGACTTTCATATTCAGATTTTGCGGGCGGCACTGCCTACGACAACAGTCAAAGTTTCATATTACCGCCCAGTTTATTACTTAACCCAAAATCAAGTAGTTGGTATATCGAATTCACCAACGATGAAGTAATCATTACCATAGATTGGGAAAGCAATTGTTTCCTCAATACGAACGGTAATCATATTCTTCTGAACGTTGTCTTCATCCTGTTCGAAGAACTGAAGGATTGGAGGTTCCTGGATTATCAGGTTGGCTCCCATTACCCAATCACCAACGATGAATTGACCAGCATTTGCTGCGGTAGATTTGAATACCGGAACACCAGCAACATACAGCTGCCCATTGGTATAGGTAACCAGTTCACGTGGTAGATCGTAAGTACCTGCACCACCTGCAGCACGATTCAGTAGCAAGGTTGCATAATCAGAAGGTCTTACCAAGATGCCATTAACATCACGGTCGGCTTCTTCCAGCTGTGTAACTGCATCTACCAGTTGTTCAATCCACACAGTTGATGTACCGGTAGCAGCTGTATAATTACCAGCATCAGTGATACCGGAAATATTTGGCGTGTTACCATTACCATTCAACAGCTGATCGTCTTCTACACGAAGCAACTTTTCAGGAAGGCGAGATTGCAGGAAAGTGGTTAAGCCAGGAACATCGTTTAGCATCTTACGAGATACCTTCACGATACCCGCAATGGTTTCAGCCGCAACGCTTACTTCCTGCAAACGCAGATCAAGGCGAGGCTTCAGAGCACCTTCAGCAACAGGCGCAATTGCGCCTTCACCGGTTATTTCCTTGACATATGCATAGTGAGATCCACTCATGCTACCACCACTCAATAACTGGCGAATATGAAGCCGGCGTCTTGGGCGTTCAATAATACCAGGACGTAGATCAGTAACCGATACATCAGCGGTTGGGAAAGTTGTTGGGCTAATAAGTGTCATGTCACCTACAGCCTTCATTTGAAAGGAAGCCTCACGGGTTTCTTTCTTTGCGAACTTTGCAATGCTGTCTTTATTCTCCTGGATGGATTCTGCCAACAGTGTTTTAAAATGCTTTTGTTCAGTTCCTACAACAACTCTTCCCTTCTGGTTGTCCAGAATAAGTTTGTCAAGCGCTTCCTGGTTCTTCTGATCAGATTCGTCCTTCTTAACCTTCCAGTCATTCAGGCCCTTCACTTCATCATTCACCTTTTTAACTTCTGTTTCTACCGTTTCCGCCTTTTTACCGGCATCTTCAGCGGCCGTCTTAGCGGCATCGGCAGCCGTTTTTACTTCTTTAACCTGTTCAGCAACGGGAGCAATTACTTCCTGTACCGCGCCTTTAATTTCTTTAATATCCATCTGTGTTAGTTGAAAAGTCCAGAGACAGTGTTTTTGATTTCTGATTCCATTTGAATCAATGCTATCAGGTCCTTTGCACTATCCGGCTGAGTGGACTTTTCTTCCGGCTCAGTGGTAATTTTTGAAAGGTCAATCGTGAATTGCTGGAGCCTTTTGAGTTCCAATAATAACAGGCTATTATCATCTTCGAAACGGCCTGTTTTGATAGATTTAATAAGCAGATCGAAGCGTTTTACTTCCGCCTCAATCTGCTCCGGTTTTATCAGGGATTTGGTTATGCCAAGAGTTGGGGTATATGGGTTTGCGCCCCACAAGACGGCGCTGCCTTCCCACAATGCAGCTTCTGTAATCTCGCGTACATCCTCAGAGTACTGCCCAGACTTTACCGTCCGGAAGCCTACTGAATGCTGGTTAATGTCTCCTGCTTCATACAAAGGCCAGATGGTATCACGCCACAGTTTTGTATCCCGGTATTCTGAAATACCGACGATATACTTACCTTCTTTATATAGTTCTTTGAATTTGCTTAATGCAGAATTGAGGGAGTAGCCATGATCTGCCATGTGCCACACTTCATTGGTACCAAGTGGGCCACGCTCCTTAATAGTTTTGTCGAATGCAGTATTTGAGAAGATATCACGATCACGATCAACGCTTTCAAGTTCGGCTATAGCGATCTTGACGCTCTTTGTCGCCTTATCTACATCAAGTGTTTTGAGATCGAAGACTTTACGCTCTAATGCCGCCTGCATGGGCTGTCAGTGACTTATTAGCGGTCGAAGCGAAAAGCAAGTAAGAAAGTATCTGAATAACAGCCCGCTATTTGGTAACAAATGTACGATATGGCAATTAATTACCAATATTTATTTATTGGCCATTAAATCCTATTGTAATGATTTGAGTTATATTGCTGGGACCTGGCTGTATAACTGTAATCCCTCTTGATTCAACTATCGGTTTTGGTAGAACCAGCCCATTTGCACCTCTGCGAGGCTTAAACTTCATGACACATCTGCACCCTTCAATATTCCCCTTACTCGCAGTGGGATCTCCCGGATACATAAGTGCCTCTCCTGAAACAGTGAAAGGTAATTCAAGCGGCACTGTCTGCCCATGCGGTGCGAAATGATCCCAGGGATATTTTTTACCTTTCCTTCTAACCAAATTGTCCAATCGGCAAATCCATATTTTATCCAGCAATATATTTGTTACATCTGCCCCCACATATGCAGCATAGTTTTTTACCCTTGTAATTTCAGTCTGAGTAATAACTCGTGCCTGATTTTTACTTGCTGGTAATTCTTCAATCCCCCTAATGATGTCAGTGTCTCTATTTGTATTTCCTTGCACAGCTATCTGATCAAGATTGCCGGCCGTTATTATAGGTGTTTCAATTGGGGTTATTTGCGCTATAGGTTCTGGAACCACAATAGGTGCATTTGGTGCAATAACAGGCGGAGGAATAACTGGAGGTGTGATCGCGGGTAGAATGTTGTCAATTGAATTAATAATCTGTTCATCACTCATGCCAGAATTTCGGGCCTTAAGAATGTAGGCAAGTATGGTTTTCTTCTGTGTCCTTAAGATCGACATAACAGAAATGGATATTGCATAAGCCGAAAAAAAGTTCAATATGGCATCGGTAATAATATCCAAAAAATCACTTACCCCTTTCTTACTATCCAACTGTATCTCTCGCCTCACAATATTAGCACGTTCAATGCCCACAGACAAATACAAAGCCCGTAGAACCTCCACGATTGGCTTCATTTCTACTACAGTATCAATCACCTTGATAGCAGGGGTAAGTCCATTTATCTTTGCATAGTTGGCAAAGGAAAGATTATTGACCTGAAGGGCTTTATATACCCTTTTAACCCATTTCTTTTCTTGCTTAGCCACCCAGACCGCATGACGCCTAGCATATTCGTTATTCTCTTTATTGCTCATTCCAGTGACTTTATTTGTTCTACAATCTCTTTGTATACTTCATGCCATTCTATTTCCCGAACTCCTACAAACTTCCTGTGTCCTACCAATACTATCTTAAAACAGTCTTGAAACTGGTTGTGATCAGAAAACGTATTAAGTGTTACACCTCCATTATCTACCCAAACAGCACAGCCATTTGCCGGCAGAAAGTACACAATATTATCCCCTTCATCAGTTGACAGGGCAAACGGTGTCTTTTGCAGGTAGCAATTAATAATCAGTTGTTTAACGGATTCATGAATATTAAGCCCGGTTATATCCACCTGCCAAATGAAGGGTTGTTCTTGTCTGGCTTCAACCAGGGTTACAAGTTGTCGGCACGATTCGTTACGCATTTATTTTACTCTTTACTTTCCACCTCGCAATTATTTCACCATGCTTTCCTTCAATCAAGGTATTGCCCCTGGTAGTATAGTATTTATCATTGTCGAAAGTCCCACCCCATTGACAAGTCCCATCAGCGTAACAATAATAAACATTACCTGTGTTTTTCATATAACTTACTGTTTTAAGGTTAGTTCTTGACCGGTGAGTACATAGTACAGGTTCTGCAGATGATGAACAGTTTTGACTGAGAGTCTAAGTACAAACCGGCATTCCACATCAGCCCGCGTAGTTGAGAATGTATACCCATCATAATTACCCGATCCATCCCTAATCCTGTTCTGCCATATGGTAAGGCCTCTGTAGATTTCTTTACCATTAGCCAATCCAAACCTATTTATCCACTCTTCAGTTAGGGTAATAGGTTCATATACCGCACTCATATCATAAGGAGGAGCTTGTATGTTCCCGTTGTCTTGCACGTGCTTCATCACCAGCCAATCAACAATAACTAACTCGCCTGTAAGAACCCCTGTAAGTAAATTCCCTATTCTTAGTTCAGATGACTTGATCATACTTTCTCGTTTATAGTATAAGTCAGTTTATCCTTTAACTCGTTCTCCTGTTTACACAGGGCTGCAAATAGAAGCAACCGGAAGGTCTCATATAAATCACTTAGACCATTTCTTTGTATTATATCATTATATTGACTCATTGGAGTATTGCCATTATATAAGTCGTGTTTTAATGGCTCCTTAATGATTGCTTTATCATCCCCAATTTTAGTAAGTTGATAAGCAATTTTATCAATCTCCCTTACCTTATCATCAGTGAGTTGTTCCTTATTCATAAAAAGAATTAAGGCCCGACAATTGTCGGGCCGGTTAGTTAAAATGTTGCAGCCTTTACAGCCCACATCGCAGCTTCTTCATAGGCTGTCATAGCCAATGCTTTAACCCTTACAAATTCACCTAACTCCTTATCTGCAAGAGAAGATTTTGCAGGCATGTCATCAACCAAGTTGATCAACTCTGCACTCTTCTGCTTAATCTGATCCACAATTGATGTATTAGACGGATTGAAGGAAGTGCGAACACGAGATTCGCCTCTTGATAATTCACTCATGTTTATTGGATTTTGTTGTTCCCTTTTGGATTGCCCATACTATAATGCATAGGATTACGAATGATGATACGAACTGATTAAGGATATGATATTTATCCATTATCTTAAAGTATGTTGAACTATCCCTTCAAATAAAATTCCTCTAACTGCCTTGTTTTCGTGATTCTTATACTCCCCTGTTTTAGCTATCGCATGTTTATTTATCTTATTCCAGGCCTCCGAGGCACTCGTTGCATCTATAAGCAAGAAATCTGACGGTAATTGTATTTTGTTTTTTGAGGCATATATCTTTCCCATGAATAAAGCCATATAATTATTTTTAATCGGTATAAAATAGAAAAGCCGCAAAGGTGAATTGATCCCTTGCAGCTGCATGTCTGTTTATCCCGTCTTATCCGCCCTTAAATGCAAGGTCAATCTTTACAAATTTACTATTTGGTAATTAGTTTACGAAATATATTTACCCTTGTTTTGATTCCTCTTTCGGTTTGGGCGTAAAGTTATGAGTAATTAACTTGATAATATCTTGTTTGGTTTGAAGACGTAAGCCTTCCTTGTAGGCTTTTTTTATCTTACAGTCCTTTGGATCAATGGGGATGGCCCTGTTTACTATGTCGTCAAGGTTCATTTATTATGATTTAAAGATCAAATCATTTTCTACGTATCCTTTATACCAATCGGCCAACCACAGAATAGATTCCTTATTGAAATAGGATGTAAATTGACCCCATGGTTTGGGAGCTTCTGGGAACAACCCATTATATAGATAATATGCCATTGTTTCACATTGGTGTTCCATCTTAACCTGCCAGGACAAAACACTACCATCATCATTGAATATTCCTAACTCAGCCTGTATAGAATGGCTAATTTCGTGACACACAGTATGAAGCCCACCACTTTGCTTATTATCTATTGCTATTACCCTGTTATTGAAATCACAATAGCCACCGGCACCCTTAGCCTCTGTAATACATTCGTATCCAGACAGGATGCCAATAATATCGAATATTGGAGTATTTATATTAAGCTTATACTGGCGGCCTATATGCACTTTATTGTGAATACAATTGAGCACCTCACCTGTTATGTACCTGTCATTAACGTGACTATAAATTCCACTGGATATTATTGGACAGCCGCCTAATGCAGGAACAAGGAATGATTTCATACTTTATCTTATTTTCCTCCAAACCTTATTGTGCACTACATTGAACAGGAACTCATAATCTGGATGGGTATTCATTATACTACCGGTAGCGTCAGTTACTTCCTGAATCCCGGTGAAATAGCCCCATGGCATGCTCATATCATTTGCGCAATCGTCAATTATCAGGTATCCGCCAGGTTTAATGATAGGAATATAATTCACAATGTCGCTGACCACCGTTGCATGATCATGTCCCCCATCAATATATAGGACATCTACAGAGAGTGATTGAGCCTCCTGTATGATCGCTGGATCAGTACTTAAACCTACCAGCAGCTGATAATCTTTATCCAGCATGAACGTGTCATGAATGAACTCAATATCCCTCTTATAGTCAGACTCCCACACGCCACCTGCAGTTGACAGCGGGGTCACTCCATACCGTGTTACACTTTTCCCGGTTACGTCTGCCAACATCTTATACAGTGAAAGGATTTGCCCTTTGAATACGCCTATTTCCATGAAAGCGAAGTTATCCGGCATATCGTCAACGATTAGCTTATGTAACCACTGGAAAGACCGTTCCCCGAATCCAAAAACATTCTGCTCAACAAAATCTCTATGTGCCTTTAGGCTTGGATCTGCATTAACTGAAGATGCAAATGACTCATTCACCATTTTATGGTGAGCGGGTGAATTCTTCCAGCTTTTCTGTACGTCTGTTAATGACATTAGTTATGTTTTAATAATTCGTATATGGAATCCATTGGGGTTCTGCCGTTTCCATGTATTACAACCGGCATGGTACCTGTCAAGTTATTTACCAGGCGTGCACCATCTGCCCTATATTCGTTATTGTAACAGAATGCAGTGGTTTGAAACAGGCTGCAATTAGTGTCCAACACTATAGGAGATTCCCCGCCAAGTAGCATCTTTGTGAAGTACAGTTGATCATCCATTTCAAACACCGGAGGATATGCACTGAACAGGCTTAATAACCCACTGATTGGAGCCATGTAGCTACCCGAATTGAGATACCGCCACAAGCTGTCACAGGCTGGATACCGCTCAGATAACTCTGCACAGGGCCAACAGTTCAACTCAGCACTGAACACTATTTTACCGGGCCAGCTATCAGTGTACTGTTTTTCTATTTCATCCATACCTGACAGGAGTGCCACATCATAAGCATCAACAAAAACGACATGGGTATATTCCGGGTCAATACTCTTTAGGTATTTCTCCAGCAATATTATTTTAGTCCCAAAACCTTTCCATTGCTGATCCTGTCCCAACACGACATAATCCAGCCCAAACTTTTCCATACTTTCAATAAGCATAGTAAGCCCCGGGTCTGGTCGTGTCGCTACTGTAACAATCTTAGTTTTCATACCGATATATTCCCTTATGAAATGTCTTTTCAATCAAAACAAAGCCTGCATTGAAAAGGATGGCTTCTATCTCACTATGATCATAGTAGTCCGTGATATCATCGAATGCGAAAATAGCGCCTTTAGATGCACGGGGAATAAAGAAATCCAGTTCTTCCTTTAATGGATCAACTGCATGAGGGCCATCAAAATGAATGAAAGAGTACTTTGTTTCCAGCGTCTTCTCTAACCTGTATACAGGTACCCCATCTGCATAGCGGTTGAAGAACTCAGTATCTTCCAGATTGAAGAATAGGAATTGAACTCCCTTTGATGCCACATATGGATACAGGTTACCCAAACAAGTATCACGCATTTCATTAGTATAATCCAGCCGGCAGATGCTACCTTCTTTATTGTTATACTCGATGTGCCCATATGGATCAATGGCGATATGCACCTTACCGGGACAATTTGCCGATATGGCATCCACAATGTACTTGGTGCCGCCCCCTAACCGTAGCCCTATCTCGCAGGTCATACCTACTACATCCTTACTTAACTCTACTCCTTTGGTTAGTAGATGATAGTCTGAACTATCCCCAGGCAATGTGTTTACTTGCTTCATAATTGATAGAAAATTGATGTTTGTCCGTTAATATATTGTTCGCGTAGTTCGTTGAATTTTCTCATCCTCTCCCCAGCATACCCTTCTTTCCATTTCTGGTAGTTGGTGCCTCCCGGATCTATGTGGTCAATGACAATCTCTGGCAGGAAATAACTATGGAAGCCGGCAACCTGGCATCTAATAGCCGCCAACGTATCATCAAATCCATATAACCCATCCATCTGGTATAACCCCCCTATGCGATCTATTAACTGATGGTTATACATTTGGCAGGTACCCATTACATGGTTTACCCTTTCTGCAACTATCCACTTATGGCCTAATGGCGCTGGTGACATTACCAATTCGCTCCGGTAGAAATCCTCTTCTGGTAGGTTAGGTGATTCTATGCAGTCTTTCCGTTTCAGCCCTACAATACCGGCGGGAATGTCAGTCTTCCCCATTCTGGTAATCAACTCTTCCAACAACTCCACCCATCCAGCAGCACGGATAACCACATCATTATCCATCTTGATCAGGTTTTCACCCGGTGTTCTGTGTCTCCATGCCTGGTTAATTGCCTTTGCTGTCCCTACATTCACATCATTACCGATCAGCGTAAATTGCATCCATGCGAACTCTTTCAGCAAATCTTTTGTTGCCTGGCAACTGGCGTTATCAATTACAAACAATCGATGCTTCCTGAAATCAACCGTTTCAGATAATGAAATCAGTGTTTCCTTAGTCATCCAGGTACGTCCATTTTCTACCGTGTCATAGCAAGCCATTGCAATCAAAGCCATATATCTATTTTAGATGTTTATCATTTGTTTTTGGATCAGGTTTACCCATCCGATATTTGTGAAACACATATAACCCCTTTGCTATTCCCACCTTCCCTCCTGTTCTTTGAATTGCCCGGCTGAAATGAGTATCAAACGTTGGAGAGTTCTCTTTGAACCGATGTTTAGTCCATGTTATTTTCGGGAACAACATAAACATGCCGGCAATTGGCTTTTCGGTGTGCTCCACTGTATCATAATCGGAACTATGCAACTGTTCTGCAACGCCAATGTGATTACGGATATCAGAATCATCAGAGAACTTACCCAAGTATAACTGATGATTGTGTTTAAGTCTATTGGTCATACACCCAATCAAGTCGTAGTCTGCGTTCTTTGCTATAATATCCTCAATCTGAGTACCCCAATAGTCTGTTAGGTACATTATATCTCCATCCTGAAGCACAATCCATGAATCACCTGGAACCATGTCGCAAAACTCGTTTAGCGACTTTCCTATGTTCTTCTCCCGATTATATGGATTGCTATAGCATACTTTCATACAGCTGCCTTCTTATTTCGTTTACTTTCCGCAAATCATAATGTTGTCGCACATGCTCCCCTAGTTGCAATCCAGCCTCTTTTACTATCGCCGGATCTTTTATACATTCAGCCATCAACGCCTTCCATTCACTTTCTGTTTCAGCATACATTACATATCGCTTATCCAGCTCATTGAAATATGGTGCTGTTTTGCTGGCAATAAATGCAAGGTTCTTACATCCTGCCTCCAACATCTTAAGATTGCTTTTCAGACAATTGAACTCATTTGCTTCCAATGGAGCCAATGACACATTAGCATTACTGTATACGGACATGTAACTATCCAATGGTTGGCATGCTCGTTTACCGTAACTGACATTACGAAGAAGCGCCTGCATCTGTAACCAGGCAGGATTGTTCTCTATCCCTGCCAATGTGAAGTTTACCCGTGTTGTACCCTTGATCGCACCAGCAACCAGCGCGAAGTCGTGATAGTGGGAACTGCCGCCGGCATATACAAACCTGATTTGATCATCGGTATTGTTTGTGCTATCAAACTGTCCATGATCAAATGGCAATGCATTTGGGATGATCACAACGTTTTTGTTTAGTTGCGCAACTTTAGCCGCTAATGCTGAATTGGTTGTAGTAACCGCGTTAGCCCCCTTAATGAAAGCCATTATCTTCTCGGTAAACTTTGCCTTCTGCCAATTAGCGTAGATATGGTGGTGTGGGTAAAGGTGCCAGTAATCATCTATATCAACAATGTATTTGAACCCATGTAGTTTCTGTTGTGCGAAGAACCGCTCTGGAGGTTCATGGGCTAACCGGTTGAATACTATTAACTCGGCAGCTGCATAGTTGATAGGTTTAGGCTGTATGTCGAATCCCAAATATTTGAAAGGCAATATTGTGCGATGGTAATCGCAAGATGGCCCATGCCTTAATATTGGTACAACCTTATTCAACATAAATAATACTATTTAAACAATAAATGAAACCTACTCACCATACAAACAAACAGTAAAGTATTATCAATACGGATTAAGTCCGCTTTTATTCAGGTCTGTTATAGCGCCTTCCACATCATCAACCTCCATAGAAAGGTTATCCATGGTGTCCAAGCCTGATGGCATCCACACCTTATCCATGTTTGGATCTGATGACCGGCCAAACTTCTTCAGCTCCCGGCGTTCATTCGGAGTGATCTCCCACGACTTATCCAGCCATTCCGTGAGAGTTTTCATATCTTCCTGGAGTACTGGAATGTTTGAGAAGTCTGCATCTATGAAATATTCACCATTATCCCCAAAATCGGGCAAAAGGAACGAATTGAGAGCATCCCGCATCTTAATAACCATTGGTATCACCCCATCAGTATAAGCAGCCTTATAGAACTGCTCCATATTGTTGTAGGTAGCCTTGTCGTTATCGTTGAATATAGCAGACGGCATCTTGAATAACCTGCACAACTGACGAAAGGTATACATCTCAGACTCCAACACTTCAAGATCTGCAGGTGATAAGCCAGTTTGTAGGTAGCCCAGTTTGCCGGCAGAGAATAATATCTTACCTCGATTCTTATTACCCCATGTCTCCGCTTCCCACTTCTTTTTGAGGGCCCCCACCTGCTTCATACTTTCCTCATCCGGAGTAATTGACTCGTTGTACATCATGCCGGCAGGTCCTCCATGCTGGAATTGTGCAGTTGAACTATCAACAGCACTATCTGACCTGGTAAGTGTCTTTGCACCAGCTCTCAACGGCGGCATACCTACTAAATGTGAACCGTCCGGCTGATAGTCTGGATTGAAGTACTTGATATGGATTATCTCTTCTTTCTTTAGCCCCATTTCACCCCACAGAAAGAACATATATCCTGCTGTAGAGACAGGAAAAGTGCCGTCTGGCACAACGGTTATGTATTGAGAAGGCAATGTATATAGACCTACCGGTTTGCCCTGATTTGCACCCATTTCAAGAGCTTCTTTCCAGATATATACATTCCCGGTTATGTCCAGGAAGCCATAACACTTCTCAAGGAATTCCGACTGTGAGTCTGTCTTGTTTGGGCGTTGAAGTAGCTTATTTACAGGGTTATTCTCTTCCACTTCTTGGAGCGCCTTGACCTTATATATCTGAGCCTTTGCCAAGGCTGCAGGTGTTAACATATCTCCAGAAGTCAATGTCTTATATTCACGCAACCACTTCTTCCCTTCCGCATTTTTAACCTTGTATACATAGAATGGAATGCCGGCCGCCATTTGCGCCTTTCGGCTTATGATGGAATAAACATCTGCATTACTACAATACCCCTTCTGAACAGATGCTTTCTGGTCTACTTTCGGATAGATAGGCATCACCGGTGCCCAGACAGGTCCATTTTGATCAATCCATTGCTGAACATATGAATTCATCATACTCTGAATTTCCTTTGGAGATGGACCCAGTAACCTCTTTAGAATATTTGCCAATTTGATTTAGGTTTTAATTCGAAGAACATCCTCATCATCAGTGTATCCGAATAATCTGGGGACCTGCCTAACAATTCCTTTACGGCATCCTTTGGCATAACTTCCAGCTTTTTATCTGTGTCAACATCTCTCTTTTTCACCTGCTCCAACTCCTCTGTCAATGCTTCTTTTATCTCGTAATCCTCACAGTCAACATATACCTTATGATCATTTATCCTTTCTGCCAGCATGTAATAGCACTGACTTTTCAGATTCTTGTAATTCTCCTGCTCTTTTGTATGGGGATTATCCAGCGGTGAACTGTTATTCACAAACCCCTGGCAACCCAACTTATCTACAACTCCGCCACCGACACCATCTTCATCTACAATGACCTGAGAGAGTGGGATAGCGTACTTGGTTCTTAGCTTCTCTATTTCATCTGCCACTTTAGTAGTCCTTTGCTTTAGCAATACCTTGATATGGAATACCCTCATCCCATTCCAGAGCATTATAACCGACTTATCAGCACCGAACCTGGCTACGTCTGCTGTGATATATTTCTTCCCCTCTACGACATAAGTATTGGTGTATATGTCGTTAATGGCATCGTACTCTATTAGCGAATTATCGTCATCATCATAATCAAAGTTCCCAAACAGTAGCCGCTGTTTTTTTACCTTATCTGTTATAGATCTCAGCTTGTCGATATAGCCAGCGTCTATAAATGGGTTATCTTGAACCAGTGCCTGCAAAAACTTTCTTATTGCTGGCATGGCTTTCGCCTTAAACGGCTTCCAGAATACTGTATGACACCAGTTCTTTTTTGGATTCAGTGTAACAAAGATCTTCCCCAGTATTCCGTACTTCTCATTCAGTTGTCGCCCCACCCTTGACTTGAGTGTATCAAAAGCGCCAAAGTTTACCTCTCCACCTTCTTCTATCCACCCACCGGTATACTCTACTGATCCATACCTTTCATAAAAAGGATCACGGGGAACATATTTCAAGTCGAGAAGATCTATTCTGCTTCCGTTCGTAAACTGTATGAAGTGATCTTGCCCATTGTACGCCCAGTGAACATCCCTTTTAATCCCATATGCCTTACACACCTTCAGGAATGTCTGGTAAGTAGATTCCCTCAGTCGCTTTAGCTCTTCCCTACCAATAAACCACCTGGTGCCGGGGTAAGCCATTGCCATGAACACTTCCCACACACACCCAGTCCAAGACTTTGCTCCTCCTGCAGCTCCACCATACCCAAATTCCTCTGTTTCGTTATCAGTGAGTATCTGAAGCGCCTGTTCCTGCTTTTCGTGCTTAAGGCCGTCTTTAATAACAAAAGGGTCGAACCTCTTTCTCTTAAAGAGCTCGACCAATATCTCTATGCGCGGTATTTGAAGTAAATCATTCGCCACGTACTTTTAGTTGTAATTCTGCCAGCTTGGATAGCTCTTCGTCGGTCAACTTTGAGAGATCTGTTGCCCCCAAACGTTCCCCTTTTGAAGTATGGTCTACCTGCTGTTGGTTCTTCCACCCCATGTTTGTAAGCGCAAATATGGCCCCCACAGGCCGGTCATGGAACAACCGAAGCTCGTACCCATGTTCAACTCTGGAACGTGCCCTTTTTATAATGTCAGAAAACTGTGGGCCTCTTTCTTCATAATCGTCAAGGCTTTGCCGGTGAGCAAAGCCTAAGTACAATACTAGTCCAGTAACCGTATAGGGTTCTGGATATCTATTCCATACCTTAACATCAACCGTTTCAATGCTTTCATCTTCTGTATTATCTTCACTAAACTTGTTTGCCTTCGTTTTTTTCCCAGAGACTATCTTCTTTTCAATATGAAACTCACCTTCGCAGTATTTAAAGTATGAATCCACTTCTACAGATAGTTCTTCAGGAGTATCGTATTTAGCAGGTCTTCCCCCTTTGTTTGAATATTTGTTTTCAACCACATCCACAACAGGAAGGTCGCCCCCCCCCATAGTTTTATTGATCTGCTTTTTAACAGGTTTTTTACCTCTCGGTTTCGTGGTTGGTTTTTGTTTACTTGCCATGGCTGTGATCTCCTTGAACAAAAACATCAATTTCCCCGAACCCCATACCTATCCGTGTAATTACAACAGGGTCTCCACAGCACTCCGTCTCCCCATGACAGATATTAATCCCGATGAGAAGATCTTCTCCCGGGATGAGTAAATTAAACGACGCTGACATGTGTTTACCGAATAACTTCATGGTGTTATAGGATTATCTTAAGCTTGTGGGAATACCCTTTACCCTCCGGAGCGGCGTTCTCCACTATCCGCAGGTTTAGCCATCCATTAGCGTCAGTCACGCCTAATGCCTTAACCCTTTCCAGTTCCTGCATAAATTCATCTACTTTGATGGAGAAGTCAATATCTGTGTCAGATATGCCATGATCGTATTTGGCCCAGCGAAGATAGCAGGCACGTATCTTATGTGTAGTTGACATTCAGTCGTATATAATCCTAACAAATTGAAACCTAACAGCCCGGAATACCGGTCAAACCTACTCTAAGGTATGGCAATTTATTTACTATTTGGCAACTGATTATCAAAAAAAGAGGGCAACAACACCCTCACTTCTTTGACTTTATACTGGATATCATTTGCTTCAGATCCTGCACTTCCTTGTAGATATCCTCCAAAGTGGCACCATCTGCCGGCCGCTTATTGGCTAACTTATCCTTTCCCCGGATGACATATGCCAAGTCGTAACCGTAGGTATCACACAAGGTAAGTACCTGCTCAGTGGTTGGATACCGGTTGCTAGATCTCATCTGGGATATATGGGAGGCTGACATATCTATGGTTGCACATAACTCCTTATCTGTTATCCCTTTCTTCTCTACAATCTCGTCAAATACAGCTAGGTAACGCCGACGTAACCCTATCTTATAAGCCTCTTTTACCATTACCTTACCAATTATTTGATTGTTTTACCGTGAATAGTTCATTTAAATACTGTTCAATATACTCCCCGGCCTTTATGATGATTTGCCTATCATCCCAAACTTTAACCTTCTTACCCTTTGCAAATATCATTGTGGCGTCCATATCACCAAATCCAGCTGTATGGAAGACTATATTAGTCGCGGTAGCACGATAGCGGCCATCTTTCCAGATAAAATTAACGTTGGCTGTAAAAGGATGGTTCATAAATGTAGCGGTGCTTCCCCACTTACCGCCATATTTTTTGTAGTCAATGTATCCCGCAACAACACCAGTTATTACATCTCCTTCTAATTGATAATCCTTAAGGCCTTTTATTGTCGGAACATACGCAGCTAATGCTTGTTTAATCTTTTGGGCTGATAAGCTGTCATATTGATATACCTCTTGAAACACAACCTGATTGTTCTCTAACTTCAAGTGATTATATGGCCCTTTTTCTTGCGCAAATAAGTATATAGGCGATAAAAATATAATAAGTAATAATTTTTTCATTCTATATTTTTTGTTCTTAAAACACCAAGCCCGCAGTTATTATTCCCATTGACTTATTCTTATCTGGGTTCATCTGCTGGCCATTAACATTTATATCATCGTATTTGAATTGGTAAAACCGCTGAGTATACGAAAGAAAGACCCCTACTTTATTATGCTTATACGATACCCCGCCCCCTGCACCGTAGAAGTATTGTCCCTTTGCCTTAGCCTTAAAATCACCGGTTGGTGAGTTGGCTTCCAAATCTACTTCATGATTATAGAGCGGCTTCCCAAACTGCCCATTTATGAAAGGAGTCCAGTTATTTACCGGTATTTTCCCCCTCACATCAAAATATATCGGAACCATTAAGCCGCTTTTGTAGCTGGTAATATCTACTCCTGCTCCCAATCCTAAATATGGGCTCACTCCGAATGAGTTTACAAGTGATATTCCTGGTTGATCAAGGTCATGGAGCATTGCTCCAATATAGGCATTACTAAGTTTTTGTGCACAAATTGAGAATGGGATAGCTAAAAATAGAATGATAATTAATTTCTTCATGTGTTGTGATGTTTGGTGGTGTAACATTCGTGAATATCGATGAGGTATAATATCAGTTATTTTGTTAAGGGGTTTTGTTAATCTACTCATAACGCAGATAGACTGCGGTCAATATCAGGACATTAGCAGAGTACGGTATAATTAATTTTACCTATTGGACACTTTCAATATACAACTCCACAACATGAAGAAAAGAGGCAAAAAGAAGAAACCGATAACTGCTATTGTTTCGCACTACCTTGTTCCAAGTCCCGCCATGCTATCATGGTATCTTTTTCCAGTTCTGCTAGAACTAACTCCACTGGTATACCCAACCTCTCTGCCTCCAGCTTCGCCACCCGGTGCATAAGCACCTTTATTAATGCTCTTTCCCTATTAACCGAATCGCCCTCTACTGGTTTTATTACGCCGGCTAATTCGTTTTGAAAACGAAGCTTAAAGTCTTCAATGTGAGATTTTTCAACCTTCCCCGCACTTCCCATTAGGGTAGAAAAATAGGATCTATTGTATCCCAGTCTGTTTGCTATTTCTTCGTTGGTTAATCTTTCTCCTCTCGCCTTTGCTAGGTTTTTTACTGTTCCTACGAGTTTTATGTACTCTTTTTTAGAATCCATCTAATAAAAGCATTGTTATATTTTACAACATTTAAATTTCATAAAAACACACATTGTTTGATTGTTTGTTAGCTTATCTAACATATCTTTGAATCATCAAACACGATAGCGATATGAATAGCGAAGCAAATGTACTGAAAAACGATAACGCAACACCAGTAACTGAGAAATTGAGTATTAAAGAGAGAGCGAAATTATCAAAGGCTATACTTGGATTTGGCAAAATGAAGCAAGCGGTTGGGATTACTGGCATATCAAAAGACACTATCGCTAAAGCTAAAGCAGGCATGTGTATAAAGCCAGAGACTGCACAAACACTCCGCACATTCCTTAACTCTTTATAAATCTCACAATCCACTTATTATGTCAAACACTTCAACTACTCAAGTTTTAATCGACGATAGCATCATTGATATCACAGGTGAGGAAGAACTGATACCACAGGGAACTTACTTCTATGCGACGAATGCAGACGGTCTCAATTGGGAAGGTTTTGCGGACTCGAAGGCTGAAGTAGAATCACGTTTCCCAGGTACGACAGTAACCGAATGGGAACCTACTGAGTTTGTCGGTATCTGGATGCTTTAATAATTATTCTTCACCTCCTTATAATTCATTGGTCATGTCAAACACTTCTGTTACTTCTGGATCATATCTTTCTAACTCTGTTGTTTTTGAAGATAATCGCGGTTATACCCATGCTATTGTGTGTGGCAAGTATGCTCGCTTACTCACTAATAAACATATTCATGGATGGGCAAGACTACGCCCGGAACAAGAGGTAATCCCCTTGCCTGAAAAAGAGCGTGTTTCCTTCACTAATCCTGAGTTTGAAGAATCACATGTTATCGAAGGAAACAACTGGTATTGGTAATCTTATTCATTCATCTCTTCATATACTTAACATGAACACTCATACAGAAACATCAAAGCTCACTATAGACTTCCTCAAGGATTCCATAGGCAAGGAGTTTACCTACCATTATTATAGTGGGAAATCAGAGGTAATCAAAATGAGTGAGTTTCTGTTACAGGGATTCATTGAAAGGGAAACACTTATTAAAAATCTTACTCCTAATTTCTAATACACTTCACAATGAAACAGTCAATTCTTCTTCTCGTAATACTCTTTTGTTTTAATACGCTGACCGCTTGTACTACTAAAAAAAATCTGGCTTACTCTGCAACAGAGCACATATCCGGTGATCGATTCTTCTATGTGACATACCGGTATGCAGACTCCCGTGGTGTTGGCCGGGTTGGATTCTTTACATATTCATCCCGCTATGCCTATCCTAAACAATCAGATCTTATTCTGCAAGCTACTAACCACATTATTGGAGGTTATTACCTCGTCCAGATCATAGGTATAGATGCTATTTGTGAGGCGGACTACAAAGGTCTTTCCAAATGATCCGGGGAATTACACCAGTACTCTGCTGCCTTGTGTTGATTGTTTTCTCTGGTGCAATGATGATGATAGCAGTTTACCAATTCGCAATCGCAGTATCTAAGTTATTCTTATTTCTAATCCACTTAATCAATTCGTTATGTCAAACACTTTAACGCTTATCAACGAAGTTCCAACTATAATTAAGACAGAAGTGTCTTTCCCTTCGTATCACAAGGAGCGTTTTTCCGGTAGAATGTTCGCAATACTGAATGAAAAGACGGCAGTATCACTCTATGCATTTCAAGGGTACTACTCTGTTACTGTTGCTTCACCTTCAGACATGACCTTGAGAATAGAAGATACTAAACCATGCTCAAAAGAAGAGTTTGATGCGTTCTATTCAAAGTGTCAGATTAATATTTCAAATCGAATTCAACCTACAATCGCGTAGGTTAATATTTCACGATTTAACACTCAAAGAATCATGGCAAAGTTTAGAAAGAAACCAATAGTTGTTGATGCTATCCAGTGGGATGGCTCAGAACAATCCTGGAATGATATCACTGTAATGGGCTGTACTCCTGTAAGGGATGAAACATGTGAGATTGATGAGATTATCATACCAACTCTTGAAGATGGTTCAAAGTCTCAGGTGAAACATATTGCAACTATTGGTGACTATGTAATCAAAGGTATAGACGGTGAGTTCTACCCATGCAAGGCTGACATATTTGCTAAAACATTTGATCAGGTTACTGGTGACATTCTTAACGACTATATGGAGAATGTCCGCATTGCTGCCATAGAGATGGCGAAAAGAATATATCCTAATTGGCATAACATGGCCGGAAAAGAAATTCTTATTGATGAAAGAATAGAAGATGCCCATATCGCAGTACGCTTACAAGCTGAATTATTAACTGGGTTCCTTACAGAGATAGGTTATTCCGAGAAAGTAATAACTCAGGAACTATTTGATCGTGGTCTCATTTCTTCTCTTTAAAACTTTTAATCATGGTAACGATCATCAATAACGCAATAGACATTCTCTGGCTGTTTGTAGGTCTTATAGCTATTGTCGTATTTCTTGCAATGTTCTTGCCCTGGGGATTCTTATGTGAGTTGGTTGCTCTGACACTGGTTGTAATCTGGATATCGATTGAGTTTTGGTTACGTGAAGGATGGAAAGCATTGAAGAAGAGATTCCAGAAGAAAGACAGGTGGGTTGAATTTGATGATCACGACTTATTCGTATGAAGCGGGAATTAATAGAGCGAAAGATTCGCTCACGAAATAACAGGGATGCAGTAGTAAGGTTGATCGGTGGGATAGTCTTTGCAGCCGCTTGGATTACGATCTACCTGCTATTACATCTCAAGAAGTAATCCTTCATAGGATGGGGTTAAAATAGAAACATAGGATACACAGCATACGGGTGGTTTCTTCCTCCCGGCTTACTACTAAAGTTCTTTGAATTTAAAATATTGATTGCTCATGCCTTTGTATGAGTCCGTGCAGAGTTAGAATAGTGGCAGAGCAATCATCTTGTTTTTCATAACGTGGAATAGGTAAATACCGGTCTGTTTCAACAGCTGGTCATTAATTGTGAGGAGGACGGCATAAGCCGATTAGGTATATGAAATAAGTAAGTACAGGCCACGACTTAACAAAATTTACCCTTTGATAAGTTGAGTATTAGCCGGAAGGTCTGCCGGCAATTGCCAGGATAGCACAATTGGGTGGTGCAGTTCATTTGTAATGAAACGGTTGCCTGTTCGAATCGGGCTCTTGGCTCAACCCAACAGCAGCAAACGAACGATGTAAGTAGGGCGACATGACGCTTGGTATTGGCACAATTTCTTTTCGGGATAATGGTAGGCCCGTGATGGCAACAAACAAGGTTGCAGACTTCATGGAAAGAATCGAAAGCATCTGGCAGCCGGGAAAGACCGGCACTTTATTATGAGTTGTTTTAAAAATCAGCCATATCAAACGAGAAACAAACCCGGATTAAATGATTGATCGACGGTCAATGCCGGTACCGCCAGATGTATCAGTCTTAACACAAATTTTGAGTATGCAGTATTACGAATTACAGCCGTGCGACATTCCGCATCTTAATGATGATCCGGATGAAACCATTGGCAACCTTAAGTAAGGATCAAAAGAATCAGGTGGCACCAAATAAACAATATTAATTCGAAATAATCTCAAATGTGAAAGCACCCCGCCACCTGATTCTTTTTTTTAAATCTCAATTATCAACCTCTAAAAATATTATACAAATGAAAAAACTTGAACAATTATCACCAGAGCAGGAACAGAAAATGATGTCGATCCGCGACTTCTGGCTAAACTACATCTTCTCCTGTAAGAACCAGGTGAATAAAGAAGCTGCTAAAATCGGAATCGACTGGCTTTACAAACTCGCTGGTAAAAACGAACCTGTAATTATCCATGTCGACAGTCCTATGGCATGTCAATATGCAGTCCATTACCTGAAGGCATACACGAAGGTGATAGAGAAGTTGCTGGGCGAGCGAAGCGAGCCGTCAATGGCTCAGGTTCGGGATCAGGTTGGGGATCAGGTTGGGGATCAGGTTGGGGATCAGGTTCGGGATCAGGTTTGGGATCAGGTTTGGGATCAGGTTTGGGCTCAGGTTTGGGATCAGGTTTGGGCTCAGGTTCGGGATCAGGTTGGGGCTCAGGTTCGGGATCAGGTTCGGGCTCAGGTTCGGGATCAGGTTCGGGATCAGGTTTGGGATCAGGTTGGGGATCAGGTTTGGGATCAGGTTGGGGATCAGGTTGGGGATCAGGTTGGGGCTCAGGTTGGGGATCAGGTTGGGGATCAGGTTGGGGCTCAGGTTCGGGATCAGGTTGGGGATCAAAAAATGGAATATCAATCTTTCGCATGGATACAGGGCGGCAGTATCGCAGATTACTACTGGGTATCATTCTATGATTTCTTTACCCAGATCGGCGTCATTAACCATGAAGGATTCAATCAGTTCAAGAACGTGCTTCTTTCAGGCATCTACGATATGATTCAACTTAATGGATACTGCATCGTTTCCAGCCTTCCCAAAAGAATCATCCGTAATGCATCCGGCAGATTGCACAACCCTACAGGACCGGCTATAGAGTTCGCAGATGGCTACGCTCAATACTATGTGAACGGTCGTGCATTACCTGCATGGATCTGGGAGAAAGCGGCTGCTGGCGAGATTACAAAGGAGATGTTCCTGCAGGAAACAAACAGTGAGATCAAGGGCGGTATGTACGAAGTACTTGGCCAGAAAAAGATGATGGACCTGTTAGGCGCTGTGGAGATTGACTGCCGCACAATCCCCCACAAGAACGGTGATCTGGAAACAGTGAAACTACTGAAGACAACGGAACGATTCGCCGAGATCGATAATAAACCGTTTGCGTGGGTGTCTATGGTCTGCCCATCTACCGGCTCCCAATACCTGCAAGGCGTCGAGCCGCATCACACGAACGCCATAGAAGCCATCGCTTCACTCTCTCCTTTCAAGCCAGAGGAATACTCATTTGACTTGCGCTCATAAACAAAATTCATTTCAAAAAAATCAAATCAAAAACATGAAAAATTCATTACGCGGTCACCAGGGTGACGTACAGTTTTCAGCAATCGGATCTATTCCTTCAGGTGCGAAGAAGGTAGTTAACAAACCAATCGCATTAGGCGAGCATTCAGGACATATGCACGTGCTTACTGGTGATGTGCAGATGTTTGAACTGGATGGCAGAATTATCTGCGCAGTGGGATATGACGGTGCAAGGTTGCAGCACGTTCATGAATCCAACTTCACGGACGCATCGTGGACAAAGACCGAAGAGATCACGAAAGCTGACCATAATTCTCACGAACTGCCAGCGGGTAACTATGAATTCTTTATTCAAAATTCTTACAACCCGTACGCCAAAATGATGGAAAAGGTTATCGATTAATTGAACGGGCCGGTTCATAGCCGGCCATATTTTTCACTGTTTAAATATACATGTATGCAATTAAGAAAAGCGGAAAGAACTAAAGCAAAGTTAAGAATAGGATTTTCTTCTATATCAGGAGGAGGTAAGACAGTATCCGCGCTACTTGTTGCTTATGGCATAACTGGTGACTGGAATAAAATAGCAGTTATAGATTCAGAAAATAATTCTGCCGATCTCTATGCTAATCACAGACTATCTAATGGTGTTGTGATAGGAGAATTTCAAGTGCTCCCACTCGAAGCTCCTTATTCTCCTGAAAGATATATTGAGGCTATCTGTACATGTGAAGCGAATGAAGATATCGAGGTTCTTATTATAGATAGTATCTCACATGAATGGGAAGGTAACGGCGGAGTAATAAACCTTGCAGATCAACTTGGCGGTTCATTTAGTGGCGCTTGGAAAAATTTAACACCAAGACACGAAGCTTGGAAGAACGCGATTTTGAAAAGCCGGTGCCATGTATTCACAACCGTTCGCAGAAAGCAAGAATACATAATCATTGAAGATGTCAATAAGGCGGGAAAGTCTGTCCAAAAACCAGTAAAAGCTGGTCTAAAGGAAATAACCCGCGACGGCTGGGAATATGAACTTACCCTTAATCTCGAACTTGATATATCGCACAATGCAAGTGCTTCAAAAGACCGTACCGGCCTATTTATGGATAAGGCATCTTTTATCCCTTCTATTGCAACTGGAGAATTATTACGCGACTGGTGTGACACCGGAATTGATGTAGAACAACAAATTAAAGAAGCCATTCTCAAGCTGAATAATTGCACTACGGTTGATGACCTAAAAACACTGAAGGAGATATTGCCAAGCTATGTAACAAGTTCTAATGAATTCAAAATAGCTGGTGGAGAGAGATATAAAATTATTACTAAACCTGCCGAACCGGCACAAACCGCTTAACAATGGGAGCAAGCAAAGAACAATTCATAGCAGAAAGAGAAGCGCAGGAAAGCGCTGTGCCTGTAAAAAAATCGCTGTTCAATATCCGCCATGAACATCTTACCCTGTTGGCATTGATTGAAGAAGCGGATGGGGAGCTGACACCAGAAATGCAGGAAGAGTTGAAGCTAAACGAAGAAGGGTTCAAGGAGAAAGCGATCAGCTATGCTTATGTAGTGAAGAAGCTGGATGCTGAATCGGATGTCATTTCCTGCGAAATTAAAAGACTTCAGGCGTTGAAATCACGTGCGGATAAAAAGTCCGAACTGTTTAAGCAGATGCTGGATGAAGGCATGAGGCAGTTCGGGCACGAAAAGATTGAAAGCGAACTACTGAAGATTAGCTACCGTAAGTCTACTCCGGTGGAGTTGGTCGAAACTTTTGCAGATGATATCCTGAAGTTCGCTGACGTAACAATTGCCCTTAACGAGGGCAAGGTAAAAGCTGCTGAAGAAGCGGGAGAACCAGTTGTTGTGACTTCTGATATGCTTGTTGCATGCTTTGATCTTAATCCATCTGTCAGCAAAAAACGCATAGGCGATGCCATCAGGCAGGGTATTACTATACCAGGTGCAAGTATGCAAGAAAGGAAGAACCTACAAATAAAATAGTCCTAAGTGATATATGATCAGATTATCACTGGGAAAGTTTGTCCTTACTGTAATAAAGGAACAGTATATGTAGATAGCGGGGAGATATATGGAAAGTCCTATGGCATGATATATCTCTGCCGACCCTGCCGAGCGTATTGTGGTGTTCACAAAGGAACAGATAAATCACTTGGGAGAATTGCAAATACTGAACTACGGGAATTAAAAAAACAAGCACATGCATCTTTCGATCGTATGTGGAATAACAAAGGGATGGGGAGAAATCAGGCTTATAAATGGCTATCAAAACGCATGAACTTGCCACCGCACCTTACGCACATAGGTATGTTTGATTGTGATCAGTGTAAAATAGTTATTGAAATAAGTAATAACGAATTGAACAAACAAAATAAGTAATCATGTTTCAGGCAACAGGCATTGTATTTCCGGAAGAACTCTTTAAGATGGCTCGTGAATTTGAGCCAATCATTAAGATGCAGGTAGCTGCAGATGATCCGGAAGCACTGGTGAACCGTGCTACTCACATCGCTTCTATCATGGCAACAACAGGTAAGATGCTGGCAGACGCAAAATACTGGAGAGATAAGGCAATGAGGGAAAGTATCCTCACCCAACTCAAAGACGCCAAACGTAGTGGAATTCCGGCCTCTGTAATGAATGAGTTAATCAAAGCCGATTGTAGGGATCTTAACTACCTGGTAAATCTTACAGAGCAACAGGACAAAGATTGCAAGTATCAGATTGAACTACTTCGTACTCTGATCAGCTTACGTAAACAGGAAATGGCAACTTTTAACCAATAACCTTTTAAACCTATACCGATGCGAAACTTAATAGGACAAACATTCACCTACTCTATTAAAGGCACCTGCATTACCCGGAAAGTATTGGCATTACTCCGGGGTAAAGGAGAGCCGTTATATGAATTACTAGACCCGGTGACACACGTACATCACCGTGCTTATGTCAGCATATTCAACCGGATATTCAAAAGCCATAGAGGCGCTATTAAGAAGAAAGGGGCTAAGGGCAAAACGATCGGAAGTAAACAATCATTCACCGCATAATTCGTAATCTATGCCACATAGAAAATCACAAACAGAAAAGATCCTGCACTGGCTTCGCAAAGGACATAAGCTGACCGCTATGCAGGCGCTACGGAAGTTCGGTTGCTTTCGCTTAAGCGGACGCATAAAAGACCTCCGTAACCAAGACTGGGGTATCACCACCAGGATGGTTACGCGTAATGGAAAGAGGATAGCAGAGTATTCATTATAAGTGACTTTCGGAATATAAATAACATGAACGAGAAGGGTGGATATATCGCAATTAGTAGAAAGTTGTTTCAACACGAACTATATACCGAGAAAAGGGAATATAGCCGTTTTGAAGCTTGGGTGGACTTAATTCAGTTATGCGCATTTGAAGAAAACAACTCAATGCTCTTTAAAGGGCGAGTGGTCAAATGGGGACGTGGTCAGGCAATTGCAAGCGTCCGGTATCTACAACAACGCTGGAATTGGAAGAGCGTTGATAAGGTATTCTGCTTTCTTGAATTATTGCGTAGCCAAGAGATGATCCAAACAGATAAAGAACAGGGAATCGGACGCATAACTCTATGTAAATACGACGATTATAACCCTAAGCCGAACAGAAACAGGAACACCGACCGAACACCCGCCGAACAGCAACCGAACAATATAAAAGAATATAATAAAGAAGAATTAATAAAAGTAAGAGAGGTACGCGCCCAAACTTTCTATTCTTCTTTGGTTCCTTATGTTGAAAAGTACGGTAAGGATATGGTCAGATCATTTTTCGATTACTGGTCAGAATGGAACAAATCAGGCACTAAAATGAAATGGGAAATGAAAGAAACATGGGAGGTGGCAAAACGATTAGCTACGTGGAGCAGAAGGGATACTGACTTTGGCGGTAGCAAAACGACTCTAAAAGTAATTTCCCCATCTCCAACAACCCCACAGGATCAGGTAATGAAATCAATAGGGCTATGAGTGACACGCAGATACTATTCGACAAACAGCTTGAACGTGTGATACTGGGAGCAATACTGCTTGAAAAGACAGCAATTGCCAGAGTTGCCCCTCTCTTCAAACCTGAGATGTT